GAGAATTAGAGATAGGATAGGGTTGACAATGAACACAGGATATGTTAATATAAATAGAATTAGGATAAAATTATGACTTGGAAAAAGTACTTTAAAACATATGATGGTGTTCCACGCCCATCTGTAGAATCTGGACCTGCATCAAACAATGCATCCAGTTCAAAATATAGCAGTTGGCTACCAGAAGTCTATATGGGACAACCCAATAGAGCCCAAAGATATGGTCAATATGACCAAATGGACATGGATTCCGAAGTTAATGCGGCGTTAGACACTATTGCTGAGTTTTCTACATTGTTTAGTGAAACTACTAAACTACCATTTAACATTCAATACAATGAAGACCCATCGTTTACTGAGAACGAAGTTCTTCAAAAATCACTACGTCAGTGGTGTTCGATGAACAAAATGAATCAACGTATTTTTAGAATTTTTAGAAATACAGTTAAATATGGTGACCAATTATTCGTAAGAGACCCAGAAACATATAAACTATATTGGGTAAATCCATCAAAAGTTGAAAAAGTTGTCGTAAATGAAGGCAAAGGTAAAAAGATTGAAGCATATTATATTAAAGATTTAGACATCAATATGCAAAGTCTTAACATCACAGCAGACACAGTTAAATTATCACAGACAGGCAACCAAAAGATGGGTATTCCTAACTCTACTGCTGGTATGCAACAAAGTTATTCTTCTGGTGCGCCAGAAGGTTCTCGTTTTGCACACGATGTTACTACAACAGCAATTGATGCCAAACACGTTATTCATGTATCACTAAGTGAAGGTATTGACCAATACTGGCCTTTCGGCACAAGTATGCTTGAGCCTGTATTTAAAGTATACAAACAAAAAGAATTACTAGAAGACTCTATTATTATCTATCGTGTACAACGTGCGCCAGAGCGTAGAGTATTCTATATTGATGTTGGTGATATGCCAACACATAAAGCACGTCAACACTTAGAACGTATTAAGAATGAAATCCATCAACGTAGAATCCCATCTAAAACTGGTGGTGGTGCTAACGTTGTTGATAGTGCATACAATCCACTATCTATTATGGAAGATTACTTCTTTGCTCAAACAGCCGAAGGCCGTGGTTCTAAAGTTGAAACACTGCCAGGTGGTGAGAATCTAGGTCAGATTGATGACTTGAAGTTCTTTAACGATAAACTATTAAGAGGTTTGCGTGTCCCACCAAGTTACTTGGGTGGCATGGATGCAAATGGTTCTGCGTTCAATGACGGCAGAACTGGTACTGCAATGATACAAGAGTTTAGATTTACAAAATATTGTGAAAGATTACAACAACTTATCATTGAAGAATTAGATAAAGAATTTAAGATGTTTTTAAAACATCGTGGTGTTTTGATTGAAAGCAGTTCTTTCGACTTATCGTTTAATGTTGTTCAAAACTTTGGTAAGTATCGCCAAGCAGAAGTAGACCAAGTCGCAATGAACGTATTCACGAGCGTAGAAGCCGCAGACTATATCAGTAAACGTTTTGCAATGAAGCGTTTCTTAGGACTATCTGAAGAAGAAATCTTAGAAAATGAAATGTTGTGGAAAGAAGAACGCAATGTTGACGACCCACTTAAAGGAAGTGAAGACGGACTTAAAGGGGTTGGAGCATCTCCAGGACCAGCAGGTGGCGACTTTGATGGCGGTGGTGAAGACTTCGATGACTTAGAAGACGAAGATGCTGAAGGCTCAGTAATTTCTGGTGATGAGAATGCAGAAGCAGAAACAGACGAGGATGCATAAATACTATTATGAAATACGTAGAAATAAATGAAAATTATAATCCTGAAGATGACGAATTTACGGCTATCGATTTAGAAGATACTCGCAAAATTCGGTTGACTCTTGGCCATCTTTCTAAACTAAGAAAGATAAGAGAATACAGAAAGTTTCAGAAAGCGTCAGAAGATGAGCAAGTCAAGAAGCAATATGGCGTCTCAGACGATGCGCCAGCATCGGGTGGTGCAGGCGAATTAGACTTATAATACTGCGAAATTTCATTATTAAGTATAGTTTTAAATAATATCAAAACTTACTAAATATCTTAAGTTCGGTGAGAAAACCGAAAAAAATGCTCATTTCCGAGCATTTCATCAATATACCTATATAAACCCCATAAATACTTGTGTATGAAACCCACTATTGCTATTTTATGTAGCATTAGTTTGTTCGTTTCTATAACCCTGCCGCAATTGTAGTGGCTATGAAGAAAATATTATTAAGGAGACTTATAATGTCAAGAAGTACACTAGAACAAGTGCTAGAATTGTTAATCAACGAAGAGACAGCAAAAGCGGAATCGCTTTTACATGACTTTGTTGTTGAACAAGCACGACAAATCCACGAGGATTCTTTAAACGAAAGCGACAATGTTGTAGAAGAAGAACTTGAGGAAATTGAAGAAACAGAAGAAGTCGAAACTTTAGAGGACGATGTCCAAGAAGATTCTGACGAAATTGAAAAAGAAGAAATCTTTGATGACGAAGACGTATCTGATGAAGAGGCTGAAGAAGACTTAGAAATGAGTGATGAAGCACCTGAAGAAGAAATCGAAGACAGAGTTGAAGACCTAGAATCAGCACTATCAGACCTAGAAGCAGAATTTGAAAAAATTATGGCTGGCGAAGATGATGCAGAATCAGAAGAAGGCGAAGAAGGCGACATGGAAGGCGAAATTGATTTAGATATCGAAGAGCCAGAAATGGAAGAAGCAGTAGCAGAAGCAGATGAGACAGTTGAAGAAGTTGTTGAAGAAGCAGATGAAACTGAAGAAGAGCCAGTAGAAGAAGCGTCAACTGAAGATTTAGATGAAGAATCAGAAGAAAAGTTGGAAGAATATTCTATTCCAGCGACTGCTAAGCCTGGCGCAGACGGTGATAAAGATTCACCAGTTGCAAAAGACGGTGGTGCGGACGAAAGTGACGCAGGACCAGTTGGACAAGTAGATGGTAACACATCTGGCGGTTCAGCAAAAGCAGAAGACATGAAAACGGGCAATGTTAATGTACCTGGCAATAAAAAAGCGCCAGCACCAAGCAAAGCCTAAGTAACAATTCTTTTTAGGAGAAACCAATGACAGTTCTTATTGAAAGATTATCACATAATCAAGCAAATGTACAATCACGTATTGTTGAAAGCGATGATGGTAGTAAGAGTATGTTCATGGAAGGCATTTTTGTCCAAGGTGACGTTAAGAATGCTAACCAACGAGTATACCCGGTGAAAGAAATCAAAAGAGCAGTGGAATCAGTCCAAGCGAAAATCAAGGAAGGATTTCCAGTTCTAGGCGAGTGTGACCACCCACCTGAATTGACAGTCAACGTTGACCGTGTTTCACACATAATTGAAAATATGTGGATGGATGGTCCTAACGGCTTTGGTAAACTAAAGATTGTTCCTACGCCAATGGGTAACATTATCAGAACATTAATCGAATCAGGTGCCACTTTAGGTGTCTCGTCTCGTGGTTCTGGTGAAGTTGACCACGCTGGTAACGTGAGCAATTATGAAATTATTACAGTCGATATTGTGGCACAGCCAAGTGCCCCGGACGCATATCCAAAAGCAATATACGAAGGATTAATGAACATGAATGGCGGTTACGATACTTGGAAACTAGCACAAAATGTTCAAAACGACAAGTCTGCACAACAGTACTTGTCTAAAGAAATAGTTAAGTTCATTAGAGAACTTAAACTTTAATAAGAGAAGGAGAAGTAACAATGGCAAAAAATGAAATCCTTGCTGGGCTACTTGAGTCAGATGTTTTGAGTGAAGAAGTTTCAACTCAAATATCAGAGGCTTGGGAAGCACAAATAAATGAAGCAAGAGAGGAGATAACAGCCGAGTTGCGTGAAGAGTTCGCACAGAAGTTTGAACACGACAAATCAGTTATTGTAGAAGCAATGGACAACATGCTTTCATCTGCAATTAAAACTGAAATGGACGAGTTTAAAACTGACCGTGAAGCCCTAATCGCAGAGCGTGTTGCATATAAGAAAGCAATTTCTGAACATGCAAAACTCCTTGAAAAATTCATTACTTCTCAACTAGCAAATGAAGTTAAGGAACTGAGAGCCGACCGTGCAAAAGTTAACGAACACTTAGATAGAACTAAAGAATTCGTTGTTAAACAATTGTCACGTGAACTAGCAGAATTCCATGACGACAAACGTGATTTAGTGGAAACTAAAGTACGCATGGTAGCAGAAGGTAAAGAGATTCTTACTAAAACTAAGAATTCATTTATCAAACGTTCAGCAGAATTAGTAGAAAATACTATTGATAAGGCTTTACGTTCTGAATTGAGTGTTCTTAAAGAAGACATTCAAGCGGCTAAAGAAAACGAATTTGGTCGTAAAATTTTTGAAACATTCGCAGGCGAGTTCATGACTTCACAATTAAGTGAAGGAACTGAAGTTGCTAAGATTACTAAGAAATTAGAAGAATCGGCTACTAAGATTGCGAAGTTGGAAGAAACTATTACTGCAAAAGAAGAAGCCATTACAAGCGCCGAAACTGCAAAGAAAGTACTAGAAGACAGAATGGACCGTAAAGAGGTCATGGAAGGTCTTTTAGCGCCTCTAGGCAAAGAAAAGCGTGATGTTATGGTTGATTTACTTGAAACAGTAAAAACAACTAATTTAAAATCTGCATTTAAGAAATATCTACCTGCAGTTTTGAATGAGAAAGTCTCAACAGAGGCAAAACAATCGTTAAACGAAGGCAAAGTAACAGAACACACTGGTGACAGAGGTGAAGAACAGATGGTTAGTTCAACACCAGAATCACAGGGTAGCGATGCCAATAACATAATCCAGTTAAAGAAATTGGCTGGACTTAAATAAGAAACCAAAAAAAGGAGAGAAAGATGGAAAATCTTTTCGAAGGAAAAAATTGGGACACTACTCGTGAAACACTTCTAGACGGTTTAGAAGGTAACAAGCGTGACGTAATGTCATCAGTTTTAGAAAACACAAAATCAGCACTTACAGAAAGTGCTACAGCAGGTGCATCACAGGCTGGTAACGTTGCTACTTTAAACAAAGTAATTTTACCAATCATTAGACGTGTAATGCCTACTGTTATTGCAAACGAAATCATCGGTGTTCAACCAATGACTGGTCCAGTAGGACAAATTCATACACTACGTGTGAGATACGCTGAAACTGTAGGTTCAACTACAGCAGGTTCAGAAGCATTATCACCTTTTGATATTGCTACATCATATTCTGGCGATGGTACAAACGCTCCGGCGGCTACTTCATCAATGGAAGGCGATGCTGGTAACAAAATGTCAATTCAAGTTCTTAAGCAAACAGTTGAAGCGAAAACTCGTAAACTATCTGCACGTTGGACTTTTGAAGCGGCACAAGATGCTAACTCAATGCACGGCTTAGATGTTGAAGCAGAAATCATGGCAGCACTTGCTATGGAAATCACTGCTGAAATCGACCAAGAAGTTCTAGGTTCACTAGGCGCACTTGCTACAGGTTCAGCATCATTTGATATGAATGGTTCATTTACTGGTACTCCAACTTTCGTTGGTGACAGACATGCGGTACTTGCAACAATGATGAACAGAGAAGCAAACCTAATTGCACAACGTACTCGTAGAGGCGCGGCAAACTGGGCAGTTGTTTCTCCAGCGGCACTAACTGTACTACAGTCTGCTACTACATCAGCATTTGCAAGAACTACTGAAGGTACTTTCGAAGCACCTACAAACACTAAGTTTGTTGGTACTCTAAACGGTACTATGCGTATCTATGTAAATACATATGCTTCAGATAACACAGATGTTCTTTTAGGCTATAAAGGTCAAGGCGAAATTGACGCGGCTGCGTTCTATTGCCCATACGTACCATTAATGTCTTCAGGCGTTGTGGTTGACCCAGGCACTTTTGAGCCAGTAGTTTCATTCATGACTCGTTATGGTTATGTTGAATTAAACAACACTGCATCATCACTTGGTAATGCGGCTGACTACGTTTCAAAAATTGCTATGGCAAACCTTTCATTCGTGTAAAAATTTATACAAATTGAATATAGAAAGGCTCCTTCGGGAGCCTTTTTTATTGCCTGATTCCAAACCATAAGATAAATACATATAATATAACTTATTAGTGTTTTTGGAATAACAAAATGGCAGAACAAATTAAATTCGGTGATAGACTATTTCTCAAAGGTGAGAAGTTAGTATTAGATAATGGCGCAAGTTCAGGCATAATCATGTCTGAGAACGGAACAGTTCAGATTGAAGGTGCTACAATAATTACCGGAGACTTGACAGTTCAAGGAACAACAACTACTGTTAATTCTGCTACATTATCTGTTGATGATAAAAATCTTGAACTTGGTTCAGTTGGTACTCCTACAGATATAACCGCAGATGGTGGTGGTATTACTCTTAAAGGTACTACTGATAAAACAATTTTATGGACGGACTCAACAGACACTTGGGATTTTAGTGAAAAGGTTAAATCTGCAAATGGTTTTGAAGGTAATTTAACTGGTAACGTAACTGGTAATCTAACAGGTAATGTAACGGGTGATATCACATCATCTGGTTCTACTTTTTCAAATATAGATATCAATGGTGGAACTATTGATGGTACTCCAATTGGCGCAACTACTCCTGCGGCTGGCAATTTTACTCTTATAACTGGTGACGGAACAGGAATTACTAATGTTCTTACGAATTATGATACTGATAACTTAACAGAAGGCTCAACCAATTTATTCTTTACAAATGAACGTGTAGATGACAGAGTTGATGCATTATTTACATCAGCATACGGAATAACAGGAACTTATAATGATGCAGGTAATGAATTTACTATAGCATTTGACCCAATCAATGCTGGTTCGGCCATTGCAGTATTAGACACAACATCTACAACTCAAGCAAAATTTAGAACAATA